TTCATCAACTGTTGTGCAGTTATCAATCATAGTTTCCATTTCATTTGATTTAGTTCTAACATCTGCTCTGAAAGATAATATATTTGCTGGAATATCATAGTCAGCTACTTCTGTTGATTTAACTACATACCAATCAGTAGGTGCTAATAAACTAGATGCTTGTTGTTTAATTATTTTTTTCTTTTCAGTTTTTAAACCATAGTTAATTACTTGAACACCATCTTGTAATACTGGGTTTCCATCTTCATCTACTGCGTTTTCATCTTCTAATCTTTTAGCAGTTGCAGTTCCCCAAGATTTAGTAACTTGATTATTTGCAAAAGTATATTGTTCATTAGTGTTATTATAATATGCTGTGTCTTTGTAATTAGTTGAATCAGTTACTATTTCATAAATACCTACAGCTTCTTTTTCAGCTTTAGACCACATTGTAAATATTTTAGCTGGGTATCTTACATCTCCTATAACAATAGGATTAGGGTAATTTATAAATTGTGTTATTTGATTATCTTCGACTACTGCGTACATTAATTCTCCTATGTTGCTGACATATTTAAAGTTCTACCCATCTCTTGCCAAACTGTACCATTGTATCTGAAAACTAAATGATCTGTTTGACCAGATGTGCTTGTAAATGTTGGTGCTGTACTTCCAGCAAATTCAAAAACTGTATTGAAAGCGATTGTGTGTGAACCACCATATTGAATATTTAAACTTATAAAACTTCCTGTTGTTGCATTACTTGGTGCTGAGAAAGTTGTGTTTTCTGTTGTAGTATGTTTTGCGTTTGGTTGTGCTTGACTATCCCAAGCTACTGCATTTGATGTAGATGTAATACTAGCTTCTGGGTAATAAGCTAAATCATTAAATTTAATTACACCAGTTCCTTTTGTTGTTAAATCTAAACCAATATTTGTATCGTCTCCAGTAACAGAAATGCTTGGATTATTTCCTGTTGCTTGATTGGTTACAGTTAATTCATTTACTGCTGATGCTGTTTTTGAAAATTTAATATATTCATTTCCTGAATCATCTTCTATTGCTTTTGTATCAGGTAATTGAATATCAACTGTAGAATTTAAAGATGTATCAGTTAAAGTTAAAACTGTTCCTGTTGCACTTGTTGATAGTCCAGTTATTGAAACTGAACTATCTAACCAATTAACTGTATTTGCTGAAGTATCAATATCAGCTAATGATATATCATCAGTACCATCATAAAATTTAAGAGTTAAACTATTTGAACCAGCATTAGTGGTATCAATCCAAATCGTTCCTTGTACTGCTGAAGTAGGTCTTGATGTACCTGAATTAGATGAATTTATTGCAGATAAAACATTGTTAATATCTGTTCTAGTTGCTGGAAAAGATTGGTTTGCTATGTTGTAATCGTGTTGAGCCATATCGTTCTTATACTCCTTTTAATATCCTTTTGCAATATAATCAAATTGTCTTGATATATTTGTTCCACTTGAATTTTTAAATAATACATCAAAACCATTAATAGTTTTGTTTGATACTGTGAAGAAATCTCCAGTAGCCATATCTTCGCCAGTAATACCTACGGCATAATTAACAGATTTGAATGGATTTGTAAATGTTACTGTGTAAGTTCCAACACCAGATATTAAATCATTTCCACTAAATATTCTATCAGGCATATCTATTGTAACTGTAACTTCAGAAACTCTTGGAGTTGATGCTTTATCTTTAGAAGTTAAAACTACTCTAAATTTAAAAAATCTTGCAGTATAGTTTGCTATTACAAAATTTTGGAAAGATGTATAAGTTACATTGTCATCAGAAGTTGCTATTTCTAAATGAGCATCACAGTTTGCTGGTGTATCTCCGTCAAAATTGGATTTTGCAGAATCAAATAATCCAGCTTTGTTATCAAAAAGATCATCAGGGTTATCAGATGTTTGAGTTAATGATGCTGTAATTCTAACTGTATGTTTTGCAGATATATCTATTGTATTTGCAAATTGATAATTACCAGAAGAATAAAAATCAGCATTACTAACACCAGAATCAAATAATCTTGTTGTTTCATCATCAAATAAACCACTAGCTGAATCAAAAAGTTCTGAAGAATCTAATTCTATTGCACCATCTGTTAATAATGTATTTGTAAATGTACCAGAAAAACTAGGGTGTTCTGATTGTGTTGCTACAGCATTGTGATTAATAACATCAGTTACATTAGAAACAATTCTTGTTGCGTTGGAACTAAAGTTACCAAGTTTATCTACAGCCTTGATAAGATAAGTTCCAGCCCTAGCTGGTACAGAAATACTGGTTGCTGGTCGAGATACTTTAGATACTAAATTAACTGAGTTCTGCCAGTCTGCTGTTCCATCAGTTTCTTTTGCATAACGAATTTGATAATATGCAAGGTCTAAATCTGTTACAGCCGACCAACTTAAATGAGCTTCTTGACCAACAATATTACATGAAAAATCCTCTACATCTGATGGTGGGGCTATAGCTCCTACAATTTGTCTTTGTGCAGTTACATAAGATGATGATACACCAGCAGTATTTACAGCTTTAACTCTTACATCATAAGTTTTTTGGTCAATTACATTTAATACTCTGTGATTTAATCCACTACCTTGTGCGTAAATAATATAATTAGAATCTGTACTTAATTTGTATTCAACTTGGTAATAATCAACAAAGCTATCAGGAGATGCACCTATAGTTACATCTAAAGCTACAATTACAGTTCCATCATTATATTCAACTAGACTATCAGATAAAGTTACACTTGCTGGTGGTTGAACAGTAAATGGATTAGGAAGTGTTGTAGTTGGAATTGTACTAGCTTGTGTTTTAGTTGCCCAAGTGTAATGACTATCTTGATGTTCGACTAAACTTAATCCTACAGTATAATCATTGTTAAAAGTAATTCCTAAAACTCTAAATGGCTTTGCAGAAAAACCTAATGATGAATGTGTGATATTTACTATATCTCCAATATTTAATTCATAACCTTTAAAAGCTACATTTAAAGATAATCCTAAAGCCTCTCTTGATCTTCTTAAAATAACTTCTGCCATTTCTTCAGCTTGATATTGACTTGTTAATGTTGGAAATTGAAATCTACCTTCTAATAAAAAACCACCATCAGCAGTTTTCATTGTTGCGTGTTGATCTGCACTTGGAAGTCCTGAATCATTAATTGGTGGAAACTGAACTTCATCAACTTGATAGTTTCTATCAGGATTAATAAATGAACAAATAACTCTATTATATCTTTCATTCTTTTGTGGGATTGCTAAAGTATAACCACCTATAATATCATCTTCAGTTAATGATACTGTTGCTGTTCCTGTTGTTTCAATAACTAAACTGTATTTACCTTGTGAGAATGGAATATAACCTCTACAGCCTTTAATCATATCTCTTAAATTATCTATAATAGTTCTTGAAGTATCTACTGCTGAATTACAATCGAATATATTAATATTACTTGCACCTGAATATGGTGTTACTTGTGTTTCGCAAACTTGTGAAGCATCATAAAAACTTTGTAAATCTATTTCATTTACAGATAAACCTTTTCCATATCTTGTATCTGTTAAATAATCTAAAATACACCATGCTGGATTAGTTGAATAACTTGCAGTTTGCTCTACTAAACTTGCATTATAAGTTTTAACTTTTTTACCTTTTATTTTAGCTTGTATTTTAGGAAGTCCACCAAAAGCATCTTGATTAAACTTAAATCTAATCGCAAGATAACATAAGCCACTTAATTTATGATTACTTCCCCAACTAGATAATGTTGATAATAATGTTGATGCTGATTGACCATCTGTTCCAAAATGAGGCTCTACTCTAATTAAACTTTCTCCACCTTTATAATAATTACTATCTGAACTATCCACATCAACTGCTACACCATCTGAAAAACTAGATGCAAAAGTAACTGGTTGTTCATCAATTAATATTTGTTCTATAGAATTTATTTCTCCCTCTGATAATACTAAAGCGATATATAGATACTGGTTATCGGTTCCTGAAGATTCTACAAATACTCTTGTTCCACCGACTAATCT